TATCAAAAGCTTCATTATTAGCAGAAGTTCTAGATGCAAACCAAACTTTTTTATGGTCAATACAAGCTTGTAAATAGTTATTTGCTTTACGAATGAAATCAGTAGTGAAATTTTGTTTAAAACAAATATGTCCTTTTTCTAAAGTATATTCTCTTGCGGCTTTGCGCGTCATGTTTATATATTCATTTCCCTCAAGAGATGTATCAGCTTCAAAGAATCCTAAATTGATATTAGACTTCTTGAATAATTCACTTTCTCTTGCGCTATCAATAAACTGATAACCAGCATTATCAATACATATCATGACTATATTAAAACTAGTCATCAAATAATGAAGATAAGTTATATGAGCTTTTAAATTACCACCAGCGACAGCGTAACCATGAACCAGAGTTCCTTGTTTACGTTCTTCATCTAGTTCAAAAACAGACATAGCAAAATAGTCAGAACTTGGACTGTTAGAAAAGCTTGGATCAATTCCTAGAATATATTTAGTATTAGATTTTCCTTTGATTAATGTATATGGAGCTTCTCCATCAGGAATAGTGCATTCATGCATCTTTTTTGCGCTAAAATATCCATCACTACCATCAGTAAATTGAGCGCAATATTCTCGCAAAAATGAACTGTGAGAAGTGCCGCCATTTTGAGCTTCTTCAATGACGGTATTATCAATCATGTGAGTTGGCAAAGCTTCATAACTCATTTGAGCTATAAAATAAGTAGCATCGCCTTTTTCATTTGAATAAATCTTATCGTTCCACTCTTTATAAGTTTTATATAAGTTCTCGAAAGTAAAAGACGCAGAAGATAAAGCGATCATCTTAGAAGTATTTGGAAAGACCATTCTTTCCGCTTCAGTCATATGACCATCTTTAATTAATTTATCCTCAATTTCTCTAATTTCCATACGCTCTTTCATGTTCTGAGGAGCGACAAGGAATGGCATCAATACAGTTTTAATAATATCTTCAGGTAATAGAAGATACTCGTCTAGTAATAGAATATTGGCGCGAAAACCACGAATCTTTTCTCCGTTGAGAGGTATGGCTGTAATGGAACCTCCATTAATTTGCCATTCATATTGATCGTTTCGTTTGGCTTTCACGCCGAAAGCTTGTTGAAGAAGTTCGCCGCCTTTTGAATCGACAATCTTCTCTAAATAGTTAAAAATAAAACGCGCAGTTCTAAATGTAGGGCCAGCAATTAGAATTTTTGTATTTGGTTCAAATACGCATTGCAAAAAGCAGAACACGCCACCAAGGAATGTTTTACCGCAACCACGGCCAAGAACATTCATGCAGAAATTACGGTTCATCATTCCTTTGAGAATCATCTCTTGGAATGGTGCGAGTTTTATTCCTGAAAGTAATTCAGTAGTAAATCCTACATTGTTTCTTAGAAACTTGGCGAGAGTAATACGAGCTTCTTTATCATCAAGTTCTCCTTTAAGAAGCTTATACTCTTCATTTAAATCAGGAAAATCTGATTTGTATTTGTCTGGGCAGTAAATCATAACTTCTGTATATCATATAATAGTTGAAGATCGTAATTTAATGATATATCTTTATTGATAAATATCTTTTCTATTACTCTTACGCATTCTTCTCTACCATCTACAAATAAAAACTGCACGTTCTTATATGTAGTCATTAATGTTCTGACTTTATGAAATATAAAATCAGGATTGACTTTTGTATTTCTAGCTATATATGGAAGATAATTAAATCTCAGACACGTTGCCAAATCATTCTCAACCACCACAACAATAGAACTATTATTCTCGGCGGCTCTTTCTATCTCCCGGCAAAATCTATCGTATCCTGCGGCCAAAGTTCCAATAAAATCTTTAAGCGACTTTCTTTCGATAAATGTATTTCCAGAAACTTCTAAATTCTCGAAACAATAATCTCCAAAGTCTAATTTCTTTACTTGAGTTAATCTAGAAAACTCCAAAGGCTTTTGCTCTCTTGTATCTACATATATACAATAATCATCAACTATAGAATCAATTAAAATCAGATCTTTTGGATTTAAAAACTTCTTTTCAAAGCCGTTATTGTCACAGTAATCATAATAATCGCCAATAACAGTTTCTAAAAAGTTAATGCTAGGAATTCCAGAAGACTTTAATTCTACTTGAGAGAATGGATATATAGACTTTTTCTTTTCTTGACGTTTTTGTAATAAACCTTTGCAATAATCTCCAACTATTTTAGGATCAGAAGACTTCGCCCATTTCTTAAAGTTTATTTTTGAATTAAAATCAGACTCGAAATACTGATCTTTATTCTTAAATTCAATAAGTTCACCAGTCAGCAAATCCTTACGAGGATAATAATGCTGATAATAATCTGATACTGAAATTTTATGAGATTTTAAATGAGCATGTAAACTTTTATCATTATCAAAATCTTTATTACAGAACTTACAATTAACCATTCAATATCTCCTGTTTAGAAATACCTAATATGCGGCATTTTAATTCATCCATGCCTTCTAGCTTCGTAATTTCTTCGTCCAAAGTTCTCTTTCTCATTTCAGCGAGTTTAAGCATCTTCATTCTTGATTCTTCTTCTTTCCAAGCTTGAATAAGATTAACAATACTAGCATTTTGTTTAATTTGACTTCCTAAACGATCTGAGCGTTTAGTTTTTAAATCATTGACAAGTTTCTGTTGACGACTAACGCATTGATTATATTCTTGCTGCGCTGTATTTATAGACTCAACAAGACCCATGGAAATTCTGGCGTCATTATCTGCGGCTCCTTCCAATAATCTCTGTAACTTTTCTACTCTTCTCTGAATACTAGAAGCAATAACAACTTCTGAAGACAATATGATATATTGATCTACTTCTTCTTCTGTAAGATCATTCTTGTCATATGTATAACGGACGAAAGAGCTTTCAAAAAGATCTCTATCAACATTACTATCATAAGAATTAATTTGATGCACGAATCTATAAGTATTGATATACTTTAATAGACATTCTAGATCTTTCTTGTGTCTAGAATTGAGAGTTTCGCGTTTTAAATTCAAGTCATATACATATCTGTTGACTTTATTAATCGCTTTATCTAAAGAACGAGGGGAAACATAATCTTCTTGAGCTATTTCTTCTTGCTCTTTATAAATCTCTTCAGGAAGAATGTTTTCAGAAATAAATTTGGCGACAATTCTAGTTTCATTGTTCAAATTAGACAATGTAGGATTGTCAAATATGATTCGCGTTATTTCTAACGCCTTCATTGTTTTGGCGTTATTTAAAATGAACTGTTTATTTTCGTCAGTTAAATCAGGCGCTTTTTTTGATTTATATTCATGAGTACCTCTAGCTTTTAAACTTCTTTTCGCTAGAAATGCTTGAACATATTTACCTTCTTTACAACGACCATCTAAATCTGGCTGATTTGGGTACGCTAATCTTATTAGCTCTATCAGTGAAGGAGGATCATCAGGGCGATTATTCCATTCGTTAACGATAATGTTCTGTTGTTCTTCATTTAACATATTAATAAACGTCTATTCCGCCGTTATGGATATTTATCTTTATCTTTTTGATAATAGCTTTTTGCATGTTCTTTATCTGCTTATATCCAGGATTTCTATTTTCTTCTGTACTCTTATATCCCATCTTTTTAGCCGCTTGCTTTTCTGTCATTTTCTTTATATACAACATTTCATATAGTTTCCATTCTAACGGCTTCAAAAACTTCTTCATCTTCTCATCTAAATCCAACTTAAACTTATCTATATCAATAGAATCATGATAACTTGTATCAACGCAATTTTCCAAAGACTCAAAAGAGACTGGCATATTTAAATTATATGCATGCTTCTTATTTTTCTCCCATTCTTTGTATAATGGGCAATTTGAACATTGTTTTCCGAACTTCTTGCAGCCTTCATCTGGTTCAGCTTCTGGACACTGGGCGCAAGGTTTAATAAAATTCAGATAATTATTGCGGATTAAATTCTTTATCTGATTTGATATGATTCTATTTACCCAAGGAGCCAACGGCTTCTTTGGATTATAAAGATGCCACTTTTTATATATGTGGATACGGATAATCTGAGAAACGTCATCAAAATCTATCCAAGTTAGACTGGATAGATTCCATTTATTCCTTCTTTTACTTATTTCGTTGTCGATTATGCTTATCGACTCTTCGAAAGAAGGTGATGACTTTTTCTTTTTCATTATTGATTTTTAATCGACCCTGCTTCTCTTCTGAAGTCATCCATAGAATATCCGCCACCTTCATTACTTCTTTGAAATACTTCGCCGCCTGTTGAAGATCCAATTACATTCTCAATTTTTACTTTTTGCCCATGATCTTTTTCAATTTCTACGTCTAACTTAGAAGCACTAAATGCCAAATCTGTGTCAATTGGTGCGCCATCATCATCTTCATCCATGTCATCTTCTACAACTGGGGCGCGATATTGTGGTCGCGTAGTCTTTGGAGATGGTCTTGTTGGGGCGACAACAGAAGCCGCCGCAGATTTTGTCCCAAAAGGATTTCCGCAATTAAAGCAGAAATTGGGCTTATTAGCTGATTCGTGTGGCGACCCACATTTTTGGCAGTATATCTTCATGATATATTATATTACATTTATTTCGAAGATTTTAGTTTATTAACGATAAACTTCACTATTTTTGATCGAACAATGTCTTCTTCATCAAATGTGAATGTATATATTCCCATAGCTTTACTATCTTCATCAGAGAATAAATTAAATAATTCTTCAAAGCCGCCAGCTTTATTAGATGGCAAATCTGTTTGCATAGGATCAGCAAGAACGAAACAGCGGCTAAATTCACCTAGACGAGTAAGAACTGTGACTATTTCTTTTTTTGTGCTGTTTTGACATTCGTCAAGGATAATAGACTTTGCCGCCCAACTCATACCGCGAGAATAATTAATTGGATACATTGAAATGCGCTCTTCTTTTTCCAATTTGTCAACTTCGGCGCGGGGTAATAGTTCATCCAACTTCTCTAGAAACGGCAAATTGTAGAACTGAAGTTTTTCACTTGCATCTCCCGGCAAATACCCGATCTTACTATCACTACTTTCTACAGCAGAACGAATATATATAATATCAGAAACTTTTTTCTCATTTAGTAACAATAATGAAACATAAGTGGCAATAATACTCTTTGAAGTACCAGCGGGACCATTAACAAATATAATGCGAGTATCTTTATTTGTAGCTAAATCTATAAATGCTTTTTGTTTATCAGTCCATTTTAAAGCTCTAACACTTAAAGAGTCCTTGATTTTTTCTCTTTGAGATACTTTTGGAGACTCGTCTTTTTTCTTTTGTTTCATTTTATGTTATTGTAGTATTATAACGAATAAATAGATATATATTAAAATTACTATATGTAATAGGCGATTTCTCAGAAAATACCGTCCCGTATTTTTCACCCATCAAAGAATATAGAAAATACCACTTTCTTTATTTTTTCAAAAATAGGGGGGTATATACATATATTTAATTATAAACATAGATATAAGGATAATTATTTTATTCAGAGAGAATATAGTATATACAAAAGAGATTATTGAAGATGGGGAGAATGAAGATATAGATAGATATATAAATAGTAGATTTTTGAGTTGGGGAGAATGAAGTTAATCCCCTCCCCCCCGCCAGCCAAAAGTCAAGTCCAAAATTTTTTGAAAAATGGGGGGGTTGGCATAGGGCTTGCTATAGTAGCAAGATGTATGCCAATAAAAAACCCTTCCTTTCGGAAGGGTGTTACAATGTTATTGTATTACTATTGTAAGTTAGTGACATTCTCTAACTTAAAACACAAGAACTGAGGCTCTCCCTTGTCAGGTGTATAAGCTTTAATTGTTTCAAGCTCTTCTTGTGTTGCTTCGCGTCCATCCACAAGATATGCAATCTTACGCTTGGAAGATGTAGGCACAGCAGCAATGTAAAGCGCCCCCGTTTGCTTGTGCGCCACAAGTCCATCCTTGACCCAACGGAACCACGGGGCGCGCCCTGCGGGTTGTTCGCCTGTTCTGGCCTCTAGGACGTTGCTATAGGTCTCTGGACCCGCCACGGTCACTGTGATGCGGTGGTCTCTTGTGACGCGCCCCAAAAGGGGATTGACGGGAACGCCTGCGCGGCCTCCCTTGTTCATCTCATGTTCTCCCTGAAGGAGAACCGTTGCAATGCGCCCCGCTTTAATGGTGTCGATGTCGATCATGTTTTGTTTTGTTGCGTCGTCTGCATTGACGACATGGAAAGAGTCTCATGAGGCGGAAAACCTTTCAACAGGTTTTTTCACTTTTCTTTGAGTAGTTAAGGCCAGGCTGTTGAGTAGTCAAAAAAACTCGAAAAAAACTATTCAAAACATCTTGACGCTCCGCCCCGTTTGCTTCATGCTATGCATGCAAGATAAGCAATAAACAAAAACAATAACATGGAAACTCCAATGGAAAAGCTTTGTAACTCTGAAATCTTCCAATTGCAACAAGGTCTCATTCTGAGAATCGAAGAATTAGAAACCCGCATCAAAGAGTTGGAAGACATGAAGATAAACAATAATGAAATGTTAGACGTTATCAAATATTGGCAAAAGGATTTGAAAGAGGCTATAGCATTAAAGGAAAGATTTAACACTTCGTACAACGTAACATTCAAAAAGTATTAATATGAAAGTTGAATTGTCAGGAATAGAACTTGCCACTATCCGCTTGTCATTAATGGACAAGATAGAAAAGGCAGAGGAATGTATCAAAATGGGCCAAGATTTAAATAACAAAGAAGTAGAAAAGTTTTGGTTTGACATTAAAGAAAGTAATAAAAATTTACTAGAAAGACTATACAAGATTTAACATAAGGCCTGGGCTATAGTAATATAGCCCTCCTTTTTTGTTTATAAATAGCGCAGAGTTGCAACATGGGGGGTGGTCTAGCATAAACCATGCCAACCTCACGTTGGCATAGAAAATGCTTCCCAGCATAAACTGTGCCAAGTTCACGTTGGCATGAAACTTGCTAGGGGGAATGAGAGTTGCAAGTTGGGGGGTGGTCCACCCCCCACTTTGCAAGTCTAAGTTGGCACGAAAGATGCTCCCCAGCAAAAAGCGTGCCAAGTCAAGGTTGGCACGATAAATGCTCCCCAGCTTAAACCATGCCAAACTCAAAAATTGGCGAAAATTTATTTTCTTTTTTTTCTTGCTTTTCGTTTTTTGTTTTCCCTTTTTCCCAGGTTTTCGACCCCAAAAAAAACGCAAAAAAACGCAAAAAAAAGTAGACAGGAAAACAGTTTTGCCCTATCTTAAAACCATGCAAAACGACTTCGCCAACGTGAGCGCAGAAAACGAAAACGCCAACCTTGCGACCGTTTCTTTTGTCGAAACGGAAACGGAAAGGGAATCAATCTTCGAACACGGGTTTTATCACAAGAAAATTGTGTTGAATTATGATAATACAATTGTTTATGTTGTGTTTGACACTTGTGAAGGTGAATCTTTTGTTGAATCGGCTATTTATGATAAATCCGGTTTATCAAATGAAGATATCGAATGGATTGATAGTGAGATTGAGTGTTTCTCACAAGATTGGGCCGACGATTATAATAAAGGAATAAAGGAAGAAAACGAAGAATATTACGCTCTTGTCCGAAAAGGTATCGAATAAATAAAACAAAAAGGTCGCTCTGATAAAACGGGGCGACCTTTAATAAAACAAAAAATTAAATAAATAAATAAATAATACAATATGAAAAACGTTTCTATTCAAGACATTTCCTTCAAATACAACGAATATGCTGA